AATATAATTATCCTTGACAGCTTAAACATTCATCAGGATCAGCAAAGTCTTGCAATTTATCTTGCTCTACTTTTTGACTTACTTTTTCTGCTGAAGCGCCTGCATTTGTTCTAAGATAATATAGTCCTTTTAGTTTCTTTTTCCATGCTCTAATATGTACTGCATTAACTACTGATTTTTCTGTTCCTGCAGGAAAAAACAAATTAACACTTTGCCCTTGACAAATAAACTCTTGTCTATCACCTGCATGATCAACAATCCACCTTTGATCTAATTCAAATGCTGTTTTAAATACTTGCTTGTGCCAATTTGACATGTAATTTAAATGCTGTACTGAACCTTCTGCAAGGATTATAGACTTCCACTGTTTTTTTAACCATACTTCTGTATCTTTAACTTTTAATTCTTTGCAATATTGGTCTAAAACTTTTTCCAAATGAGGATTCTTGACAAGATAAGAACCAACTCTTGTGCGGTGTGTGTAAGCATTTGACTTCCAAGGTTCTATTGAAGGTGAAGTGCCTGCAATAATTGAGGAATTTGCATTAGGCGCAATTGCCAATAGATGTGCGTTTCTAACACCATGGCCAACGCCATCAGGACACTCACCTTTTAAAGTAGCCAACTCAATTGTTTTCTGTTTTGCTTTTTCTTTAATATCCATAAAAATACCTTTGTTTGCTGCAATTGCAATACTGGATTCAAACGGAATATTCTTTTTTTGCAAGTATGCATGAAAACCCATAGCACCTAAACCAAGACTTCGTTCAGCTTGCGCTGACTTAATTGCTCTACCTAAAGATACAGGTGCATTCTCAATAAAATAAGTAATTACGTTATCAAGATATTCGATTAGGTCTGCAACAATTGTAGAGTCTTGCCACTCATCATATTTTTCTATATTAAGAGAACTTAAACAGCAAACTGCACTTCGTTCTGGAGATGTTGCTAAATGTATTTCATTACATAAATTACTGCCATGAATTTTAAGTCCTAAGTCTTTTTGAAATTGAGGCAAGTGTTTATTTGCTTCGTCGATAAAATTAATATATGGTTCACCTGTTCTAAATCTTACTTGTAAAATTCTCTGCCAAAGTTGTCTAGCGTCGACTGTGTCTCTAATAGTATTTTCATTTGGATCTTTTAAGTTCCATTTTTCACCTTTAACTACGGCTTCCATAAATTCATTTGTTACGTTAACAGCGTTGTTTAAGTTAAAACATTTACGATTAACATCACCTCCTGTTGGTACTCTAATGTTTAAAAATTCCAAAATATCAGGATGTGAAATATTCATGTATGCTGCATAAGAACCCTTTCTAGTCTTACCCTGTCGATAAGCAGTCATATCACTATCAACTGTTTTTAGAAAAGGAACAGGACCTGGTGATATAGTACTATTTGATCTAACGTCACTCCAATGACCTCCGACCCCTCCGCCTTTAACTGACATCCACCTTAACTCATCTGAGTGTGATATAAGACCTTCAAGAGAATCATCAACGTATGTTAAAAAGCAAGATATAGGCAGCCCTCGTGTTTTTTCATTAGGACGAGGTGCATTTGACAAGATTGGTGAACTAAACATAAACCAACCTTTAGATGCATAATCATATATTCTCTGTGCTAAGTCTAAACAATTGTCAGAAAATGCTATAGCAGCTCTTGCAAAGCTTTCTTGTGGCGACTCTTCATTTTCATTCATATAGTAGTCACGTAACAAGTTTCTTGAAAAGTCTGTAAGTAAGTTGTCTCTATCTAAATCTATAGTAATACCATAGCATTCTTTTTTCATAAATATTCCTTATCTAATCTGAACTACCAATCTTCCCGTGCTTTCTCTGAGAAGATTCGGTAATATTTAAGTATTCGTCTTCACCCACAATAGAGAATTGATTATCGCATTTAACTACAACAACCTGTACAGGTAGTTTTATATTTGAGTCTAATATAAATTCTTCTGAACCTACGTTAACTAAATTAACAAAAACTTCACCTGTATATCCGCTATCAATAACGCCTGCTCTGACTTTAAGAGGTGTCTTTGTAATTGAACCTCTTTCTTGAATTAAAGCAACATATCCTTTAGGAACTTGCATCTTTAAACCAGTACCAACAAGTGTTTTATTGTTTTTTGGTAAAACTGATTGTGGTAAAATTGTTACCTTGTCACCTGCATTAAAAAGATCAAGACCTGCACTCTCTCCATTGTATGCAGGAACGTAATCTTTTACATCAATATTGTTAACTTTTAAAGCAAATCTTAAATTTTCTGTTAGACAAATATTAATCATCTTTTCTATTTACCTCTTTCCACTTTTCTCTTAGTTTTTCTTTCATAGAATTGTTATCTTGTGCTACTGCTTCGTTTAATGTCATTTCACTATCATCAAGAATTTCAAATTTTGATTTAGCTGTGTCTATGTTTATAGGGAATAATAGACCATCTCTGCCCGCACGATTTTTGGCTACAAAAATTCGGCCTCCACCTGTTGACTTTTCCATAGGCTTTCTGCTAATTGAAAGAACTACGTCAGCAACTTGTGCTTTACCGTAAGACTCACCTAAGTTTTCTAATCCAACAACGTCAGATTTTGAAGAATCTTTGTTTGCTTGTGATGCTGTCCAAATAGGAATATTAAGTTCTACAGCAAGATTTCTCAATTCAGTGTAAATTAGTTTTAATTCGTGTCTTAATGAATCATATGCTTTTGATGACTTCATAACGTCAGCGTAGTCAACAGTAACTAAACTTGGTTTAAAGCCTTTTAGTGTAAGCTTTTCAATATGATTACGCAAAGTCATAACTGATGCTGAACCTGTTGGGTATTCTTTAATAATAAGTTTACCTAGTTCCATCTTCTTGTATTTGTCAATAACTTCTTGCTTTCTTTCAATAATTTCATTTGAAGGAATGTCACATAGATTAGAGTCATATCTTTTGCCTGTATCGTGCTCTGATAGCTCGAAGGTATAATGAATTACGTTTTTACCAGCGCGCATAGCTGCACATCCCATTGCTACTAGGAAGTGTGACTTACCAACTCCTGTATTTGCTGCAATTACACCTAATTCACCTCTACCTAAACCGCCTCTAAGAATATCTTGCGAGTCTATTTTATCTAGTCCTGTTGGACAAACCTGTCTATTAATCTGTACAAAACGTGCTTCTATGTCATCAAAGAAGTTGTGACCTGCTGTATTTGGCATGCCAACAGAAATAGCTTCTTTCATAATGTTTAATACAGATTCGTACTTTTCAGTCTGTATTAATTCAACACTTTGTTCTAAAGCATCGCGAAATGCTTGTCGCTTACAAAATTCAAGTGACTTGTCTTTTACGTATTGTAAATCACCCATGTCAGGATTTGTCTTCATTCTATGAAGATACTCTATAATTTGGTCTCTTAGAACATGATCTTTAGATTTAGATAAATCTTCTTTAATAATCGTAATAAGAATTGTAAGTGTTGGAAAAGTTTTGTATTTGTTGTAATAAGAATAGTATCTTTCGCAAAGAAAAGAAAGATACTTTAGATCAAAGTATTCTGGGCTCATAACCTCAATCATTTGAGCAGACCAGTTAATATCTGTAAGCATACTTTGAAATACTTTTTCTTGGAATGACTTACCAAATTTAGAAAAGTTTTTGTTTTGACTCATTAAATATTATTCCTTAGAGATGATTTAAGTGCAATTAAAAATGTGTGAATATTAAAAAAGTTTAAGCCTTCACGATTCATTATTTTAAGCAGCTTCATTTTATTAATGCTTGACTCTTTGTTGTCGTATTGATAATTGATTTTCTTAATTTGATCAGCACTTAACATAGCTGAGTCTAAATACATTAATTTCCAGTTTTTTTGCAATAGTGATTTATTATTTATTATATTATTGAAAAGTTTTATTTTACACTTTAAATTAACTTTTTTGTTTGCTTCACTAATTATATCACTTACTGTCTTTTCTTCTTGCTGCGTTAATTCTGGAAATCGCTTAACCATGGTTTTGATGCCAGCTCCTTTTATTCCTTTAATACCGTCGCTAGTGTCGCCTGCAAAGCATCTAACTAAACAAAAGTTATGAGCTGGCACGTTCCATTTGTCTAATACATATTTTTTATCAATCAATTTTTTCTTGTTAGGTGACCAAATTTTTGTATTTTCGTTTAAAAGCTGATAGTAGTCTTTGTCTGAGGTAACAATTATTTTTTCATGATCAACATTTTTTGTTTTAGTCAAGTAAGCAATAACATCATCAGCTTCGCAATCGCCAACATAAATTTGAGTTACTGGTGTTTCGTATAAAATTTCTATAAGAATCTTAAGCTGATTGTCTCTGTTTTCTGCAGTGTCAGGTATGTCACTATAGTACGTACTTCTGTTAAGTTTGACAGGGCGACGTCCTTCTTTGTAGTTTGGATCAATACTACGACGTCTTGAAGAACCTCCACCTTCCCATGCAACTACAATTTTTTGAGGTTTAAATTTGGCTGATAAATGTTCTATGTTACGCAAAAACCCAACAATACCTCCGCACAGATTACCGTTAAGAGATTTTGTTGGGTTTGCTGCAAAGTGTCTCATAAAAACATTCAAGCCGTCAATATAGATAACTGGCTTGTTGTTCATAATATTCCTATTTCAACATTTCAAATGCTTCAGAGTGCTCTTCCATTATATGATCATGAACAGCTTTTATATCTGTATAGCTTTCCGTGTCTATATCAGGATCTTCTGTTTCATTTTTACGAATCATAGCTCTTTCAAGTAACATGTCAACATACTGGCCAAACTCAGGATGAGAAACTATTTGATCAAAATCTGACTTGTAGAATTTCTTGTCAGCAATAACTTCACCTGTATCAAGTGTTGATACTGATAAGTTTTTCCACGCGCCTGTGCCAGATATTTCAATGTGATAATTTCCAATCTCTTCTGGGCCATGTTTTCTTAACAAATCAAACATTTGCTCGTGTTCTTTAATCCCTTTGCCAAAGTGAATTTCAAAGTTGCATGTTCTAAAAGGTGCTGATACTTTGTTTTTGATTGTCTTTGCAGAGACGTTAATACCGATTGGTTCTTTATCCTTATTTACAATTTGAGAGCCTGCGCCTAGTTTAATTCTTACAGAACTGTGAAATGGTATTGCCATACCACCAGGAGTTGTCGTAGGATCACCATACATTACACCAACTTTTGTTCTAATCTGATTTAAGCAAACCATTAAAACTTTTTCATTAGCAATAACGCCAGTAATCTTTCTCATCCCTTTTGAAATAGCTCGGGCTTGAAGTCCAATACTTTCCTTGTCATAGTCTCCAACTAACTCTGCTTTAGGACTAGTAGCAGCAACAGAGTCCCAAATAATTGTAACAGGAACGTCTTTGTCCATCGCTTTAGCTTTGATAATAGTAGACTCTGCAATTGAAAGTACTTCTTCAGTGCAATGTGTATCTACATAAACAAATCTCTTTGATATGTCAACGCCTAACATTCTAAGGTTTTCAACAGAAGTCGCATTTTCAGTATCTATGTAGACAACTATTCCTCCCATCTTTTGAGTAGATCTAGCTATCTGAGTTGCAATATGAGACTTACCAATAGACGGTGGCCCAAATATTTCTACAATACGACCTTCTGGAAGACCACCATCTTTCTGATTTGATATAATATAGTCTAGCTGCTTAGAACCAGTACTAATCCATCTTTTAACATGAGTAGGAGACTCATCAGTACTTAAATTATAAGCTACTCGAGAACCTCTTTCTTTGTTTAAAGATTTAATTAAGTCAGAAGTAAAGTCATCTAACTCTTCTTTTTTTTTAGTTTTTGCCATTATTAATAGTAACTTTCTTAATTAAAGTGCATCTAAGTCTGCAAATGCATCATCAAGACTTTTGTATTTTCCATTAATTGCATCAGGAGAGTTGTCATCATCTTGGTTTGTCTTTTGAAAAGAACCACCACGACTAGTTTCATTAGACTCTTCTTCATCTGCATTAAGCCATTGATTAATAATTCTTTCGAGCTCTTCATAAGACTTAAGCTCAAATAAATCATTAACGTCTGGAATATTATCAAGCCATTGCTTAGACTTTGAAGAATCTTCTGATAGAGGTGAATCTTTTCCACGTGGCCTTACATCAGTAGTTGCCCATTGCTGGCCAGGATTTTTTTGACAATTAACACGAACATCACGACCTTCATGAGGATCCGTAATGTCACCATAGTCTTCGTCAAGCATGTAGTTTAATAATGTTTGATAAACTGTCTTGCCAAACGCCCAAAGTCTTACACCTTTTTCTTCTTCACCACGAACAACAACTGGAGCATAACAACGCATCTTAGGATACAACTTCTTTGCTAGCTCATATGATTCTTTAGAACCTTCGTCACGTAGCTTTGTAATAAGTTCTTGAATAGGGTCTGGCTTATCAAACTGGTAAGGAGCAAGAAGCCCTGGGTTGTTGCCGATGTTGTAGTAGAACATTAACTCTTTAAATGGTTGACCGTCGTTATTAGGATAAGCCAGCAAGCGAACTGTTGTTTCGGAACCTTCTTCTGGTCGCCACATAGTGTTTTTCTTTGAGTTTTGACCGCTTAGTTGTCCAAGTTTCTTGCGAATTGCTGCTAGATCAATAGCCATATTGATAATTACCTTTCATTTTGTATTTGTTTAATTTTTAATTGGTTAATTTTTTATTTTGTTTTGTGATCACCAATTGTGATCCTATAATATAATATAATTTTAATTTTTACACATTGATTTTTATTTTTATTTTTCTAACTCTAATTCTTCTTTTGCTTTTTGTTTTCTGTATTCTTTTAATATTTCTATCTTAGTGCATAAGTCATCAAAAGCTTGAGTTATAGTTGTAATATTCGGGTTGTTATAACTGTCACCAG